AACCTGAGTTGAGTACACCCTTGCTTGAGGTTGTGCCAGTCAGCCATTGCTTCGCGCTCTTGTGCACGCAGTTGTTCTTTGTGCTTGCGGTATGAGTCATCGTTGCGCTTGTAGAGTTCGTTGGCGTAGCGCAGGTCACGCTTGAGTTGTTGCCATTGGGCGCGTAGGTTTTTGGGCATGGTTTACTCCTTTGATGTGAAACGATTGAGGAACTCGGATGTGTGGAAGCCGAGCACGAGGGAAAAGGATACAAGCAAGACAATGATTCCTCGGGGCGTATCGTCCCAAATGTGTGCACTGAATATGTGTATGCCTAGCGAGAGCGTGATGAATACGGTTAACTCAGAGATGATGAATAGTTTTGACATGATTTTCTCCTGATTGACATTAAATTGAACAGCGCGCGAGATCCCCCCGCGCGACTGCGTGAAAAACCTCGCATCAAATTGACGCGAGGAAACGGCGTTGCTCTGCTTTGGTGAGCTTAGAGTATTTGTCAACGAGTTGCTTAACAACGTCAACCTTGTGTGTGCTTTTCTTCTTAGCGAATCCCGACATGATGTCGGGACTGGGATAACACACTTTCAAAACCCTCTGCATCGCGCGCTCTGCTGAGAGGTTGTTGAGTCTAGCGCCCTCGCGACCGTTGACGATCTTGCAAGGTGAGTCCTTGTGCTTGGCGTTGTGCCTTGCACAAGCCCAAGCCATTGCGTGTGGCTTGGCGTCAGACCTAGATGCGATACCGAGTGCCATCAGTCTCTCAGCGAATGAGAGTGTGCTTGAATCTGCCTCATCAAAGATGGCATAGATTTGATTAGTAGTTGCTTTCATAAACGTATCTCCAAATAAAAAACCTCGCGGACGGGCGAGGCAACCGATCGACTGGGCTTCCCCAACCGACACATCTATTGTACCACAACGTGTTACCTTAAAGGCTATACAATGTATAACTCGATTCAAATCTGAATACTTTAGACCCCACTACACCCCGACCCCCCGATTTTTGATGACGGTGGCATGGTGACCATGAACACTGTTCCATAACCACCCCCAATATTTTCGTAATACTTAATACCTACCCCCCACCATTACTATAAAAATTCCAAACAATCTTTGTCAAACGTTATACATATCCAGCCAAAAAAATGCCCCACGTCTAAGGTGGGGCCAAAGGTTTCTTTGCAAAAACCCAAAAGAGAAGTAGGCAACCGCTTGCGCAGTCGCCGTCAAGTAGTGTACATTAGCGTCATCGAGGTTGCAAGGGCCACGCATGTTTGAACACTTGGTGCAGTTTGAACCGGACATCACCCCCCGGAATGGAATGAAGAAGTTGGACGCTGTGACGCCCAATGAGATGCTGTCTGCGCAATATGCCACAGCAGAATGGTTGGAAGAGCTTGGTGTGGAATCCGATGACGAAGTGGTCAAAGAGCACGAAACACAAGCAGCGCGTAAGGCTTTCAACGTACTTACCACTTCGGCAGATACTGTAGAACAGAAGGCATCCCTTGCAGAACTCAAGACTCCAGAAGCAGTACGTCACATCACCGGCATGCTGACCGCTTACGATTGGGAGTTTGTCTCAATGGCCAAGGAGCTGAGGGGGTACACGGTCGCCAAGATCGTGGAAGAAACGAAATCCCCCAACGCCAATATCCGTTTGAAAGCTTTAGGCTTACTGGGCAAAGTCACAGAGGTTGGCTTGTTCACGGAGAAGATTGAGGTGAAGAAAGCGGAGATGAGCGACGACGAGCTCGATCAGCGCATCAAAGACAAACTCAATAAGTTCATGGACGTGGTGGACGTGCTGTCCAACAAAGAAGACATTCTTGACGTGGAGTTAAATGGACCTATCGAATCTCACGAGCCTGACGCCGCTTGAGGCCAAGCTCATCCAGAAGAATCTGCCCTACATGAGTAAGGCGGAGAAGCTGGAGCTTTTCGATGATTTAGATTTGCGCGAACGCCGCGCAAGACTTGCAGCCGCCAGTAATAACATTTTGGGTTTTGCCACGGTGGTCTATCCGGGGTTTAAGATTGGCCCGCACCACAGACGGCTTGCTAAGATATTTGAGGATGTGATTGCGGGAGAAAAGAAGCGCGTCATCATCAACATCGCGCCGCGTCATGGCAAGTCAGAGTTCAGCAGCTATTTGTTTCCTGCCTATTTCCTTGGCAAGTTCCCTGAGAAAAAGATCATCATGGGCACGCACACTGCGGGTCTATCCGAAGACTTTGGACGTCGCGTCCGTAACTTAATTGAATCAGAGGAATACAATGAAATTTTCCCTAGCACACAGATTGCGGAGGATCAGAAGGCGGCTGGCAAATGGTCTACTTCGGCTGGTGGTCAGTACTACGCAGCCGGTGTGGGCGGCGCTCTGGCTGGTCGCGGTGCTGATCTGTTTGTTATCGACGACCCTCATAGTGAGCAGGACGTAAAGACAAATAGTCGCTTGGCGTTTGATACCGCATGGTCTTGGTTCCAGACGGGTCCCTTGCAGCGCTTGATGCCGGGCGGGGCCATCATAGTGATTATGACAAGATGGTCATTGTTGGACTTGACGGGCAAACTGATTGATTACCAGACCAAGAATCCAGAGGCGATACCTTGGGAGATCGTGGAGCTGCCAGCCATTCTTCCTTCGGGTAAATCCCTATGGCCAGAGCAGTGGCCCATAGAATCGCTGGAGAAAACCAAGGCGTCGTTGGACCCTAAGTATTGGAACGCCCAGTACATGCAGCAGCCCACGTCTGACAATAGTGCGATCATCTCAAGGAAGCACTGGCGGATCTGGGAGCAGGATGAGCCACCAATGTGTGAGTATGTGATCCAGTCATGGGACACGGCGTTTGAGACCAAGAACAATTCTGACTTCTCCGCTTGCACAACATGGGGCGTCTTCTACAATGAAGAGGAAGGCAACAAGGCTCAGGTTATTTTGTTGGACGCGTTCAAGGATCGCATGGCCTTCCCGGAGTTGAAAGAGGTAGCGCTTAAACATTGGAAAGAGTGGAACCCCGATGCATTCATTGTGGAGAAAAAGGCTGCTGGAGCTCCACTTATACAGGAGCTCAGAAACATGGGGATCCCGGTCGAAGAGTTCAGCCCGTCACGGGGGAATGATAAGATGGTCAGGCTTAACGCTGTGTCTGACCTCTTTGCGAGCGGTACAGTCTGGGCGCCGGACACGCGGTGGGCCCGTGAAGTAATTGAAGAGGTCGCGTCATTCCCCGTTGGGGAGCACGACGACTTTGTGGACACAACGTCACAAGCATTGCTGCGCTATAGAAAAGGCGGCTTTATTAGATTAGACTCGGATGAGAAGGAAGATAACTTCCACTACCGTAGACGTGCAGCATACTATTGAGGATAATCATGGCAACAAGTAATTTCGACAAAGCTCTGTACCAAGCACCACAGAGCATGGAGGATGAAGGGGACGATACCGACGCTTTGGAGATTGAGATTGTCGATCCCGAAGAAGTCAACATCAAGGCCGGTGATTTAGAACTTCACATGGGCAAGGATGAGAGTGATGAAGATTTCGATGCCAACTTGGCCGAGACCATGTCCGGCGCAGCGCTGTCAACACTGGCAGGCGACCTGAACGGGGACATTGAACAAGATAGAGGCTCCCGTAAAGAATGGGAGAAAGCGTACACCGAGGGGTTGAAACTCTTGGGACTCCACATGGAGGAACGCACAGAACCTTGGGATGGCGCATGCGGAGTGTTCCACCCCATGATTACAGAAGCTGTGGTTCGCTTCCAAGCCGAGATGATTACGGAGACTTTCCCAGCCCAAGGCCCGGTGCTCAGTAAGATGATTGGCAAAGAGACTCCCGAGATGCGCGAGATCGCCATCAATGTTCAGGATGACATGAACTTCGAGCTCACAGAAGAGATGAAAGAGTTCCGCCCAGAGCACGAGCGCATGCTCTGGAGTTTGCCAGCCACGGGCTCCGCGTTTAAGAAAGTGTACTTCGATCCCAACTTGGGACGGCAGGTCAGTATGTTTGTACCCGCCGAAGACGTCATCCTGCCTTATGGCACCACGGACTTAGACACTTGCCATCGCTTGACGCACGTGATGCGTAAAACAAAGAATGACATTTTAAAACTTCAGCAGGCTGGGTTTTATTTAGACGTCGAGTTGCCAGAGCCTCGTCGTGAGAGAGACGACATCAAGCAGGCCAAGGACAAAGAAACTGGGTTTAGTGACCTGAACGACGACCGCTACACACTTTATGAATGCCACGTTGACCTCGACTTGGACGGGTTCCAAGACGTTGATGAGGACGGCACAGAGACTGGCATCATGTTCCCTTACGTTGTGACCTTGATTAAGGACACGAATACGGTTCTCTCAGTCAGAAGGAATTGGAAGGAAGATGATGAACTCAGACTCAAACGGCAACACTTTGTTCACTACCAATACATTCCCGGTTTCGGTGCTTATGGATTTGGACTGTTTCACCTTATCGGAGGATTTGCTAAATCTGCTACCAGTATTATGCGACAACTGGTCGATGCCGGTACCCTCTCAAATCTCCCCGGTGGCCTCAAATCTCGTGGACTACGCATTAAGGGCGATGATACGCCTATCGCTCCGGGAGAATTCAGAGACGTCGACGTCGCATCTGGAAACATAAGAGACTCGATCCTCCCACTTCCTTACAAAGAACCCAGCAACGTATTGTTCCAGTTGCTTGGACAGATCGTTGATGAAGGCCGCCGCTTCGCTGCAACCGCAGACATGCAAGTGTCTGACATGAATGCGCAGGCTCCAGTTGGTACAACGCTGGCTCTTCTTGAGCGCCAGCTTAAAGTATTGACCGCAGTTCAGGCCCGTGTGCACTTCGCTCTGAAGCAAGAGTTGAAGTTGCTGAAAAACATCATTAGGGATTACACTGATCCTGACTATACATACGATCCAGAGTACGGCGGGCGCAAGTCAAAGCAAACGGATTATGACAAAGTCGACATTATTCCTGTGTCGGATCCCAACGCAGCAACTCTTTCACAACGCGTTGTACAGTATCAGGCGGTCATGCAGATGGCGCAGCAAGCGCCTCAGATCTATGACATGCCCCAGTTGCACAGGTCAATGCTGGACGTATTGGGCATCAAGAACGCTGAGAAGCTTGTGCCCCTGCCAGACGACCAGAAACCCACAGATCCAATCTCTGAGAACCAAGCTGCGCTCAAGGGCAAGCCTTTGAAGGCATTCATGTATCAGAACCATCAGGCACATATCCAAGTGCACCAGTCCATGATGCAGGACCCAGCAGTGATGGCGATCATTGGGCAGAACCCACAAGCGCAGGTCATTATGGCTGCGATGCAGGCACACATGGCGGAGCACGTTGGCTACATGTACCGTCAGCAGATTGAACAACAGCTTGGCATGCCCCTGCCCCCAGAAGACGAGAAGCTCTCACCACAGATCGAGATGGCTCTCTCAGGCATGATGGCTCAAGCGGCCAATCAAGTATTGCAGCAGTCTCAAGCTGCCGCAGCTCAACAGCAAGCTCAGCAACAAGCACAGGATCCCGTCATCCAGATGCAGCAACAAGAGTTGCAGATTCGTCAACAAGAGGTTCAACTAAAGCAAGAGAAGCAGCAAGCGGACATTGCCTTGGGCGCAGCTAAGTTGGCGCTGGATAAAGAAAAAGTTGGTGGTGACTTAAAACTGAACGCGATGAAAGTAGGCGTTGACGTTCGCGCCAAGAACCACCAGCAAGCATCCCAAGAAAGACAGGCGGGTGCTCAACTGGGTATCGACATGGCGAAGCATAAAGCAAGCCTTGAGATGCAGAAGCGGCAAGCCATGCTTGACCATATCCAACAATTCAAACGGGATGAAACCCCGCCGGAGCAACCTAAAGAATGATTCAAGACTTCGCACGCGTATTGCGCGAAAAAATACGCACCGACATGAACAACTACGCCGATGACATGGCTGGGGGTCAGTGTCGCACATTTGAAGAGTACCAAAAACTTTGTGGGGTGATCTCGGGTCTCGCCATCGCAGAGCGTTATTTACTTGACCTGCTTGAGAAAGTTGAAGAAGACGATGAGTGATTTAATCTTACCTCC